CCAAGACTTGACAAATTTGCTCGTAAAGAGCAAAATCTATATAATTTCAGATGCCCTATCTGTGGTGATAGTACATCTAGTAAGACGAAGGCACGTGGTTATATCTACGAACGGAAAAACGCATTGTATTTCCGATGCCATAATTGTGGTGCGTCAATGTCACTTGGTAACTTTATGAAAAGTCTTGATGGCGCACTGTATAAGCAATATGCGTTAGAGAAGTATTCAGAGGGTGCGACTGGTCATGGGCGTGTATCCAAAAAGACACCAGAAAATTTATTTGATTTCTCTGCACCAAAATTTTCCAAAAAAACTACTAAATCTAGTGTGGTGGAGGGTCTTTGCCGTATAGATATATTACCAACTGAACACAAAGCAGTTGAATATCTCAAGTCGAGAAAAATACCAAAGTCAAAATACAATAGACTTTTCTATGCAGAAAATTTTAAGAAGTGGGTAACTTCGGTCTCAGATAAGTATAAAGATTTGCCTGAGAACGAAGAACGCATTGTCATACCATATTTTACTAAAGACGGTGAGTTATTCGCCGCTCAGGGTAGGAGCCTAGATGCCAGAAATAAGTTGCGGTACATCACAGTTCGATTTGATGAAGATACGCCAAAAATTTATGGTCTGGATACCTGGGACAAATCAAAACAAACAATAATCGTTGAAGGTCCTATTGACAGTCTGTTTTTAGATAACAGCCTTGCAATGGGTGGGGCAGATATTCCCTATGATTTGTTTGATAAAGAGAGTACAGTCATTGTGTTTGACAATGAACCGAGAAACAAGGAAATCGTTGAAAGATTAAAAAAAGTCATTGATATGGGGTTTGCAGTGTGCTTCTTTCCCGATATTGTGAAAGAAAAAGATATTAATGACATGGTACTATCTGGTGCATCTTCTAACCAACTTATGAAGATAATACAGAAGAATACGTTTCAAAATCTATCAGCACAAGCGAAACTAGTCAGTTGGAAGAAAGTATAAAGGAAACTATGAATATGAACCAAGCAAGTATTCTTGTAGAGAAAAGAGACGGAACAAAAGAACCTCTCGACCTAAACAAATTTCACAAAGTGGTGATGTGGGCGTGTGAGGGGATTGCAAATGTATCGCCCTCAGAGATTGAAATTAAATCTCATATTCAGTTTTTTGAAGGTATGAAAACTAAAGAAATCCAAGAAACTCTCATCAAAGCCGCGGCTGATTTGATTACTGAAGATACACCCAATTACCAATATGTTGCGGGTCGCCTGATTAACTATACGCTACGCAAAGAAGTGTATGACGCCTTTGAACCTGAAGATTTTCTTAAATTGATTAAGAAAAATGTAGACAATGGTAAATACGATGCGGAAATCTTAACACTCTACAGCGAAGAAGAACTTAACGAACTTGGTTCATACATCAAACATGAACGTGACAATGATTTCACATATGTTGCAATGGAACAAATGCGTGGGAAGTATCTTGTACAAAATCGCATTACAAAGCAATACTATGAAACTCCCCAAGTCATGTATATGATGATTGGTGCTACGCTATTCTCTGCTTACACAGAAGACCGCCTACGTTGGGTAAAAGACTTTTATGATGCAGTATCGACATTTAAGTTGTCACTGCCTACGCCGATTATGGCGGGTCTACGCACACCTACACGGCAGTTCTCTTCATGTGTTTTGATTGAGAGTGATGACAGCCTGAAGTCTATCAATGCTACAAGTTCATCTATTGTGAACTATATTTCTCAGAAAGCAGGCATCGGTATCAATGCTGGTCGTATTCGTGCGTTGGGTCAACCCATTCGTAATGGTGATGCAATGCACACGGGTTTGATTCCGTTTTTGAAATTGTTTCAAGCGTCTGTGAAATCTTGTTCTCAAGGTGGTGTTCGTGGTGGTGCGGCAACCGTCTATCTACCAGGCTGGCACTTAGAGTTTGAAGACCTCGTTGTGTTGAAGAACAACAAAGGTACAGAGAACAACCGTGTTCGACAAATGGACTATGCGTTTCAGTTGAATAAGTTGATGTACACACGTTTGATTACGGGCGGTAACATTACGTTATTCTCACCAGACGAAGTACCTGACTTGTATGACGCATTCTTTGCAGACCAAGACAAGTTTGAAGAGTTATATGAGAAGTATGAACGCTCACGTTCTGTAGCAAAGAAAGTAATCTCGGCACAAGACTACTTTAGTGCCTTGGTGTCCGAACGTAAAGATACTGGTCGTATCTACATTATGAATGTTGATAATGCGAACACTCACAGTTCTTTCGATGCATCTGTTGCACCAATTAAGCAGTCAAATCTTTGTTGCGAAATCAATCTCCCAACAAACCCGCTTAATGATATCAATGATGAGAATGGTGAAATCTCACTCTGTACGTTGTCTGCAATTAATTGGGGTGCATTTAAAACACCACAAGAGATGCAGAAGACTTGTGAGATTGCAGTCCGTTCATTGGATGCATTACTTGATTACCAGAACTACCCAATCCTTGCGGCGCAAATCAGTACGATGAATAGACGACCCTTGGGTGTTGGTATTATCAACTTTGCATACTTTCTTGCAAAGAATGGTGTCAAGTATGACGAAAGCGCATTTGAACTCGTTGATGAATGGGCGCAACACTGGTCGTACTATCTAATCAAAGCATCTGTTGATTTGGCGAAAGAAAAGGGTAAAATCCCCTTGACAAATCAGACTAAGTATGATATTGGTATACTTCCAGTAGACACTTATAAGAAAGACGTAGATGACTTGATTCCACATGTAGACAGAGTTGACTGGGCAGGGTTGCGTGAAGAGTTGAAAGAGCATGGTATTCGCAACTCAACACTCATGGCACTGATGCCAGCAGAAACTTCTGCCCAGATTAGTAACTCAACAAATGGCATCGAACCGCCTCGTGCGTTGGTGTCTGAGAAGCAATCTAAAGATGGTATTATGAAGCAGGTCGTTCCTGGCATTCACCATCTGAAGAAAAAATATGACTTGCTTTGGGACCAAAAATCGCCAGATGGTTATATCAAACTGACTGCAATCTTACAGAAGTATATTGACCAAGGTATCTCAGTAAATACATCATACAACCCAGTGAACTATCCTGATGAGAAAGTTCCTATGTCTGCGTTGTTGACTGACCTATTGACATGCTACAAATATGGTCATAAGCAGTTGTACTATAACAATACGTTTGATGGTCAAGGCGAAGTTGAATTTAAAGAAGACCAAACAGAAGAATTATCAGTAGGTGACATTGATGACGAAGCCTGCGATAGTTGCACAATATAAGAAGGAAAGAAACGACACATGAGTTATTCAGTATTTAATACAGAGAATAAAAAAGGTCACATGGAGAAAACCATGTTCTTTGATGAAGGCGTAGACGTTGCACGTTATGACCAAGTGAAGTATCAACAGTTTGAAAAGTTGACAGACAAGCAACTTGGTTTCTTCTGGCGACCAGATGAGGTTGATTTGGGCAAAGACCGCAAAGACTTTGCGGATTTAACTGAACATGAACGACACATTTTTACATCAAATCTGAAGAGACAAATTCTGCTAGATAGTGTACAAGGTCGTTCACCAAACATGGCGTTTCTGCCTATTGTATCGTTGCCTGAACTTGAAACATGGATTGAAACATGGTCATTTTCAGAGACTATACATAGTCGTAGTTACACACACATCATTCGAAATGTTTACAGTAATCCGTCAAAGGTATTTGACGAAATCACAAGTATTCAAGAAATTGCAGATTGTGCTGAAGACATTTCAAAATATTACGATGGCTTGATTGACGGGTCTATGTGGTATCAGTTGCTTGGTGAAGGTACACACACAGTCAACGGTAAAGAAATTACTGTAGACTTGTATGAACTGAAAAAGGCATTGTATCTGTCAATGATGAGTGTGAACATTCTTGAGGGTGTACGTTTTTATGTATCATTTGCTTGTAGTTGGGCGTTTGCTGAACTCAAAAAGATGGAAGGCAATGCGAAGATTATCAAATTTATTGCCCGTGATGAAAACTTGCACTTAGCATCTACACAGCAAATTCTGAAGAACATTATTAAAGATGACCCAGATTTTGCGAAGATTAGAGATGAGACTGAAGAAGACTGTATCAAAATGTTTACTGATGCAGTACAGCAAGAAAAAGAGTGGGCAGAATATTTGTTCAAAGACGGGTCGATGATTGGTCTAAACAAAGAACTTCTGTCTGATTATATTGAGTGGATTGGCGCAAGACGTATGCAGAGTGTGGGATTACAGTCGCCGTATAAAACGTCACAAGCAAATCCTCTCCCCTGGACGCAGAAGTGGATTAGTGGGTCTTCGGTGCAAGTTGCACCCCAAGAAACTGAAATTTCATCTTATGTTATTGGGGGGGTTAAACAAGATGTTGATAAAGACACATTTAAAGGAATCAGCCTATAATGCCAATGAAAGACTGCAAATGCGATGATTGTGGTAACGCATTTACAATAAAAACTCACAGCGAAGAAGAGGTCACATATTGTCCGTTTTGTTCAGAAGAACTTATTGAGATAATCGAAGACGAAATTGTTGAAGATTATTTCTACAGTGACGATGAAGAAGTAGAACAACAAGACGGATACTGATGGTTCATAAATAGTTCATAATATAACAATATGGACTAATTATGATACACGTTGGAATTGACTACAGCATGAGTTGCCCTGCCCTTTGTATAGAAAAGGGTGGGGCTTTTGTGTTTCATTTTCTTGCACCTGCAAAGAAGTATGAAGGCACATGGAAAGATGGAACCATCATCGGGCATATCAAACCAGATTTTTTGTCTCAAGAACAGCGGTTCGATAATATTTCGAACTGGGCTTTGTCATGCATAGAGAATGCATGTGGTCACGAAAAGGGACTAAACGAACCTATGAAAGTTGTCATTGAGGGGTATGCTATGGGCGCAAAGGGCAAAGTCTTTCACATAGCAGAAAACGCTGGTCTACTCAAACACAAACTCTGGAAGCATAGAATAGACTTTGACAGTCCTGCACCTACGACAGTCAAAAAGTTTGCGACAGGTAGGGGTAATGCTAACAAAGAAGCAATGTATGACGCATACGTTGCAGATACGGGCGAAGACTTAGAGAAGTTGCTTGATTGTAAGCGGGACAAGAATCCCGTAAACGACATTGTTGACGCATATTGGATGTGCAAATATGGTATGGAAAATCATATAGAAGGATAGAAAAGGAACACAAGATGTTTATTTTTGACGTAGAAAACATCACCAAGGGCATAGGAGTAGTCACTGCTTCATTTGCATTGATTGGTGGTGGATATACATTATGGGATAAATTAGAAAGCAAAGATATCTTAACGTGGGCACCAGAGCATTTTGAAGTATCAGATGGTTCAAGAGACGGCACATTTGATGTGGTTGTGGCAAGAGAAAAGCACAGAGACGATTGTAAGGTTGAAGGATTTAGACTTGAAGTCAAAGACAGCAAGTACATGGTTCACACAGCAACACCAAGCATTGCGAAGTTTTCTGGACCTGCAAGTGATAAGATTGACAAGTTTGGGTACTCGTTTACCATAGACGAAGAATACATTGATATGATATCAGAGGGTGAAGCAACCCTGTTAGTACATATTGACTATATGTGTCCAGAAGGTGCGGTAGTTGTGAATTATCCAGACCATGAAAATTTACGATTTAATATAACAAAATAATCCAAATTAACCCTTGACATTCTCCACAATCAGTGTTACATTACAGATGTAGTCAGTGATAAGGAGACTGAATATGCGAACTGTTCACTATGTAGGTATGACTGAAGAAACCTATCAGCGGGCACGGCATGTCTTCGGTGGTCCTGCTTACTATCATCGGGTTATGGATGACCGGGTTTGGTCTGAAGTCGGTGACGAAGATATGGTTGTTGTCGATAGTTGGCGGCACAGCCCATACGTTTGGGATGCTAGTGCTGTTAGCGCAGAATGGACAAATTAATTTGGTTTTTTACCAAAATAACCCTTGACGTTTGTCCATTCATGTACTATATTATTATTGTAAGACAGTGAAAAAGAGAGAGAATACATTATGCTTTTACAAAACGGTGCGATGATTAAGAATGACGTAATCAATGCGTTCAACAATGCAGTTGCTAATGAAGAGAACCAACACGAAGGTGGTGGTATTAACTGGGACTTTGTTGATGCTGATTTATATCTTGATTTAGGCAATGTCTACGCCGCTGAATATCTAAATGAATGCTTTGAAGTTCTTGTTGATGATTACTTTGCGTAAGGGGTGAACATGTTTTACAACCAATCTGCACTTGCATACAAACTTGGCGAAGTCGTAAACTGGGAAGCATTCTTCTCTATGGTGAATGACTTAGGTTCTCAATTAAACGAAAGACAGTTGAGATTTCTCAAAGCGAGATTGATTGAAAGCGCAATCTCTCGTATGTCGTTTGGTAAAGTTGAGTGGGTAGACAACATTGGTCAGGACCACCAATTTGAAGATGTTCGTATCGAAACAAAATTCTGCACCAACTCACTTACTACAGGTAAGGGTGCGCTAAAGAAGTCTAAGCAAACTTCTGAAATCAAATTAACAAACACATTGGGGTCTTCTGATGGACGTTCTCTTCCAGACACATTTGACTATCTTCTCATTGTTGACACTGACGCTGTTGCAGTTGTCAGTCGTGAAGAACTCTTACCTTTTGTCACCAGTGCGGGTGACGGTCTCAAAGCAAAAATCCCATTTGAAAAACTAGATTGGGTTGCATTTGTCGATAAAAATGCCTTGACAACTGGTTCAGAAATCAGTATAATGGCACAAGTTGATGCGATGCTGTTTCAAATTGCTGATGATTATTTGCTCCAAGAAAGTTTCAAATAAACCAAAATAATCCTTGACAATAAGCAATACTCCTGCTAATATGTATAAGTAAGATGAAAAAAGGAATGATTATGAACGATATATGTGAAAACTGCTACGAAGAAGCATTTCTTGTCAAAGCGCAAGGTATGCAAGTCTGTAAGACCTGTGTGTCTGATATGGGCACAAATGTGATGACTGAAGAAGTCAACGAAGATGCCATTTTGGGCAACTATGATGACATGCTTGGTGTTATGTCTGATGAAGATGTTCTTGACATGATACGAGATGAGTATGTTGGGTACTAAATATTAAGTTGTGAAAGGTAGAAGTGTCATTCTGTTTAGAGCATTCCGCTCCACTTCTACCAGGTAAGGCTTCTTTTCATTCCCACACGAAGGAAGAAGCAGAGATAGGCAGCCGGGGCGGGGGGCGTGTTTATCACCTATTAGAGACTATTTTCTGGATGCGTCCATGTAGAGGACCCGTACGGCTGAAAGCATCTTAGTTAGTTTCAATCAAACTAGAGCGGCAACGTCAATAAGGCCGTGCGGAGAGATTGGAGATACTAGGGGCGTATCCAGAAAATAGTCTGCAAAGATGGCGCTACCTCAATAGCGATGAGAGGTAAGTAACTAGTAATAGTTTTGTGTGACCATCTACCACAGGGACTTCTGATAAATTTGCCCTGTGGTTCGCCGATTTACGGAGTATAGGTCAGTCTGGTAGACCGCTACGTTTGGGACGTAGATGTCGGTGGTTCGAATCCATCTACTCCGACCAATTTAAAACTAGTATAAGGGAATTCCAAATGCGACAACAAATGATTGATGCGCTGAAACTACATGCAGAGGCGCATATTGCAAAACACAAGATGAACGTTGAAGTCTATCTTACTAATCCTGCAGGCATTGGTGAACATCCTGCAATCATGGATGCGATTGAAAGTGAAATCGAAGAAATCGCAAAGTACGAAGACCAACTTGAAGTTCTCAATAAACATTGGGGAAGTTAAGTTGCAACTGCAAGACTACATCAAAACATATGATGATTTCTTAGATGAGAATTCTTGTAATCAACTAATCGAGGCGTTCAATAAGAATAAGAATGTTGAAAACCACGATACTGAGTTGTACAAGTTTGAACAGTTAAATCTAAATACATCTGGTTTGGGTCAAGTCGCACAGCAAGTCTGTTCTGGACTTTCTGCAATTTACGAACAGTATTTCGAAGAGGTTGGGGTTTCTGAATACATTGGCGTTCAAGGGTTTGAGCAGGTTCGAATTAAGAAATACTACAAGAACCTCGATTATCAATTTAAGACGCATATTGATGTTGCTGATGCAAACTCCATGAAGAGATACTTAATTGCAATTGTGTACCTCAACGATAATAATGGTGTAACAGAGTTTCCGCAACTAGGTGTTTCAAATACACCAAAGACGGGTAGTGTTATTGTCTTTCCACCTACTTGGCAGTATCCACACGCAGGTAAAATACCTACGGATACAGACAAGTATATTATGATGACTTCACTGCATTATACATAATGACTATCAACAACAAGAAGGCGAAGCCTAACGTGGATAAATCTCTAATGAGTATTCTGGGTGGTAACACCTGTCCGATGTATTCAGGCAAAGCACTGGCTACACTTCATTCAATCTATATTTCTGGCGATATTCAGAGTCCAGAAAACTATACAGACGCATTTGAAATGATTAGGGGTTGTGGTGAAAACGATATCATCCGAATTCATATCAATTCTCCAGGAGGCAACCTATTTACTGCAATTCAGTTTATGCGAGTTTTAAGGGAGGCAGAGGCTACAATCGTATGTTCGGTTGAGGGTCAATGTATGTCTGCGGCAACTTTGATTTTCTTGGGTGCTGACAGTTTTGAGATTAGTGACCACAGCGCATTTATGTTCCATAACTATTCAACCATGATGGGTGGCAAGGGTGGCGAACTTTATGACAGCATCACCTTTGACCGTAAGTGGTCAGAAAATATGATGAAGACTGAGTACGAAGGTCTGTTGACAGAAGAAGAAATTCGTGATATTCTCAACAATAAAGATATCTGGTTAGACGCTGATGATATGTCTAGTCGCCTTGCAGATTTCATTGAGGTGAAGAAAAAGCGTATTGAAGAAGAAAAGCAGAAGAATGCTGACGCTGAAAATACTGACTAGTCCTTTCGCTGGGTTCTTCTTAACCTTGCTTTTTGCGGCATCATTAAGTGATGTAATTGTGATTGGTGAAAAGAAGAACGTATTTGAAGAGTACATAATCATTACTATTGGGTACATATTTTTTGTGATTATCCACCACTTTCGACCAAAAAGATTTAGAAAATTCGAAGAATAACCCTTGACAATACCCCGTACATCTGTTAATATGTACAAGTAATAAGAAAAGTGAGTATATAATGAAAAAAGATAAAGTGATACTAGTTGACTGTGACGGCGTTCTCCTTGATTGGGAATACGCATTCGATTATTGGATGCATCGTCACGGTTATACCGTCGAAGTAGAAGATGTTTACGAAATGGACATTAAGTATAACATGGAGAAGAAAGAGATGAAACGTCTCATTCGCATGTTTAACGAAAGTGCCGCTATTCGGAAACTTCCTCCTTTGCGTGACGCTATGAAGTACGTCAAAAAACTCCATGAAGAACATGGGTATGTATTCCATGCGATTACAAGCCTTAGCGATGACCAATATGCACAACACTTGCGTACAAAGAACTTGCGTGAACTGTTCGGTGATACTGCATTTGAGAAGTACATCTACTTAGATACTGGTGCAGATAAAGACGAAGAGTTGGCACCATATGCAGGTACTGACTGCTACTGGGTCGAAGATAAAGCAGAGAATGCTCGGTGTGGTAAAGCACTTGGTTTGAATGCTCTATTGATAGCACACACATTCAATGCTGATGTGACTGATATTCCCCGTGTTCAAAACTGGAAAGAGATTTACAATCTGATTACAGGTTAATAAAAGTTAATGTCTCCTTAGTTCAGTTGGATAGAACAACTGCCTTCTAAGCAGTAGGTCCCAGGTTCGAATCCTGGAGGGGACGCCAAATTCTTGAGGAAGTATATTATGACTTATCAACCAAACTATGATTTTGACAAAGACTTGCCTATTGCACAGAAAACAGAACGTGATGTCGCTGAGTTTCTATGCAAGAAAGCGCAGATGCAATTTCTGGGTGATAATGACGATAACAAATATGACCTCTTGATGCAGACAAGAGAGGGTCGGAAAATCACTATCGAAGTGAAAGAAGACTTCTCTTGTCAACGTACTGGCAACGTTGGTGTTGAGTACGAATGCCGTGGTAAACCATCTGGCATCGAAGTTTCCCAAGCAGATTTATATCTATATAAAGTACATGAACCTGATGGGAAAAGTCGATTGTATGTGATAAAGACTTCATTGCTCAAGCAGATGATTAAAGAAGAAAAATACTTCCGCATTGTCTGTGGTGGTGACCCTGGTTCAAACTCTATGAACTATCTCTTTAGACTTAATGTGATTAAAGAGAACTTTTCTTACTTAGGATTAGCGCCATGACAAAAGTACCAAAGGTATTACAACGCCCTGCAACTGACCCTTTTTGGAAGTCAAATGTACAGCGAGGTAATGTCGCACCAACGTTGCAAGATGTTTTAGATAAAATCGACACCCTTGAAAAGAAATTAGATGCACTGCTAGAAGCAGAAGGTATCGAAGTTTCTGACAACGACACCACACCGAGTGATGGTGGTTGGGTAAAGAACCGTTAGGAGACTATATTATGGGAATGATGCCCGTTTATTATTCTACAACAAATACGAAGAAGCGAAAGCAAAAGCGTAAACCTGGTTGGCAACAACGTGAAGCAGAACATGCTAAATGGATGAAGAAGATGGGTATTGACCCAGATGAGAAACCAACAAAGCGGGAATTTGTTGAATATAAACCAAAAGAAGCGTATGTGCGTGAGACACCAAATATCCCATCATGCAGTAACAATATTGGTGGTGTAGCACCTATGAGAGAAAGTCCGAAATACACGGGCACACTTATTAAGGGTGTTGCTACAATGCACAAATCGAATGCTGTTCCAATCATAAGTAAAGAACAAGCAACTGATATTTCAAATATGTCTAACTAGGAGATTAAAAATGATTGAGTTCCCGAAAACAACTTACACTATGGAATCCTACACTTACAATGAGGGTAACGGTAGTAACGATGAAACCCGTATCTCAAAAACTTCACAAGAAGAAACTGTCACAGAACTTGCTGAGATGTTTATGAAGTTTTTGCAGTCAACTGGCTTCACTTATGTAAAGGGTGTTGCTGTTATGACTGATAGTGGTGTTGAATTTACAACAGATGACTACTATTCGTATTCTGAAGATGAGGAAAGTTCCGAACCAGACGTTACACTTGATTTCTATGATGATGAAGAACAGCCTGAGTTTGACTTCAGTAGCGAAGTAGACCCTGCCGATGTGTCTCTGAACATTACAACTGAACCTGTGTCTCTTCAGGTTAAGGGTTATGATACCGAGAGCATTTGGTATCAATCGCACCCATATGCGAGTGTTAATGTTAATGGTGTAAATGTTCGAAACAGTATTGATGATGCAACACCCGAAGAATGGGATGCACTTAAAAAATAACCAAATTAACCCTTGACAATATCATCATTGTTTGTTAGAATACTTGTATTGAATGAATAGTGATGAGGATTACATAATGACAAATACAGTGAAATATGCAGTTATTGATGTTGTGTCTGCCGCAATCGTTTGTACTGACCAGTACGGTTTTGTTGCAAAAAAAGATGCGAATGTAGACACACCATCGACTGCTTCACGGGTTCAAGAGTTTCTTTTGAACCACCCCACCGATGAAATAAGTGAAATGTTTCAACATCTGTTTTCAGATGCGGCTGAACTTATTGAGTGGGCGAAAGAAAATCTCCGAGGCGACTTCGGGTATACAATCAAACAGATGCTAGAAAAAGGTGCTGTTTCTCTTGCTCAGGTTGCTTTCTTAGTAACACTCCCAAATCAAAAATCTCTTGCAGAAGAACGGGCAAAACAGGCTGAAGAAAAGTCTGCTTTGACTGTGGATTCTGAGTGGTTTGGTGTTGTGCGTAAGCGAGACGAATTCTTTGTAAAACTGACTTCATCAAAGTACGTTGAGCGGTTTGGTTCCTACATATATAGTGTGGTCACCCGTGAGGGAAACATTGGTTCTTTCTTCTCACAGAAAAAGTTTGATTTAAATGTCAATGATTGCTTCATTATGAAGGCAACACCAAAGCGTCATATCATCTCAGATTGGCATGGCGGTAAAGAGACACAACTTAATCGTGTTGTAATCAAAGAAGTAATCGGTCAAAAGGAAAATGCAAATGTTTAAGAATACACTACTAGTCGCCATCGGTGCAACTCTCATGTCAACAGCCGCTTTTGCTGAACAGGTTCGTGTACCAATTATCAACAAAACACCTATCTATGCTAGTTCATCTGAATATGTTGGTTCGAAGCGTGAATGCACCACATATCAGACACAGCAACAGCAACCTGGGGTCTTCAACGGTACTGGTGAAGCACTGAAGGGTAACGGAGATGCGCTGTTCGGTGCTATCTTAGGTGGCGTTATCGGTAATCAGTTTGGTGGAGGCACAGGCAAAGACGTTATGACTGGGTTGGGTGTAATTGTTGGTTCTAACGTTGGTGCTGGAACGAACAAAAAACCACAACCAACAACCACAACTGTATGCAATGACGTACCACAATATAGTGAGGTCAATCGTGTTGTTGGTTATCGTGTGAAGTATCGTTTTGATGGTGGCGTATACACTACGAAGATGGATAAAGACCCAGGCTCGTATATCACACTCAACATTCATCAATCTCATAGTGTGGGGAAGAACTAGTATGCATTTTACAGTCTATTCTAAAGGTGAGTGTAATTTCTGCAATAGGGCAAAGTCTCTACTTGAGGTAAACAGTCTGCCCTATACAGAACTTCTTATGGGGCGTGATATTGAGCGTGATGCACTAATCGAAGCAGTTCAGTTTTATGGTCATGGAAGAACTATGCCGATGGTTATCGGTGAAGACGACCATGGCAATAAAGAGCGCATTGGCGGGTATGAAGAACTTAGTCAGTGGATAAAAGAAAACATTTAATTAAATAAAGTGAGGTAAATTATGTCTGTTGTGACTTATGATGAAATGAAAGATTTTCTTCAAAATAGTGTTTCGAATGTTACATTCACCAAAAAGAACGGTGATGAACGAATTATGAAGTGTACGTTGATGCCTGAGCATCTACCACCCACTGAAGTCAAAGAAAACACAGAAAAGACTGAAAAAGCAGTCAACACTGATGTTCTTGCAGTTTGGGACTTAGAGGCTGAAGGTTGGCGCAGTTTTCGATTGGATTCTGTAAAGAATTTTGATAGTGTACCAAATTAATCCTTGACAAGTTTTGAAAAGCCGTGTAGGATATACATATAACGATTGAGGAGAAACTGCATGTCTAAGCAAACACGAAGAGGCGCTACAATCCACGACGGTATGGGTGTAGAACCTACATGGCTTGACCAAAACGATTTGAGTGACCAAGAACTCAAAGTCAAAATCGGAAATGCTCTTAATTGGTACAACTACTTCTACGATAAGAAGAAGGGCAAAACTACCCTCTTATCGTATCTAAAGAAACTCAAGTATGATGCCGACACAATCAAGATGGTGCAAAAAGCACCTGATTGGTCTGTCGGGTCTACCATTGTTGCTATTTGTAAGATGCGTATCAATGGTCTTGAACGTAGTGTTCCTGGGGCGAATACTGATGATTTTTTCAGTAGTCGATTGCAGAACATTATCGAAGCAGGCAAGAAAAATATCGAACCTGATGAAGAAGACGCAAAACCAAATGTTCCTGTGAAGTCTATTCAACAGAGAACTTTTGAGAGTGCATGTAAGCAGGCTGAACCCATCGAAGATGCAATCGAAGAGTTTACCAATGCTGGTTACAAAGGTACATTCGATACTTTCAAGTTTTGTAAGCAACAACAAATCAAGGGTGGCATTGCTAAGTTGATGCTGAGTTTCTTTGTTGGAGAAGCAGACGAACTTGAAGAGGCGCTTGCTGGTAAATGTGAGCAATTGAATGAAGGTTACAGCCACATGAAAAAAGCAGAGTTGAAGCGTTATGCACAATTCATGCGTGGTATTTGTAATGACCTTGAACGCCACTCGGCAACTCAGAAATCAGTCCGTAAACCTCGCAAAACAAAAGCGAAGCCTATCGGCAAGATTGTCGAAAAGATGAAGTTCGCCCGCAACAACGAAGAGTACAAGTTGCAGAGTATCCCGCCAGAGAAGGTGGTTGGTGCAAGTCAACTTTGGGTGTTCAACGTGAAGTATCGAACACTGGGTGTCTACAATGCGACTGGTCCTTCTGGGCTGACAGTCAAAGGCACAACTATTCAAGGGTTCGATGATAGTACATCCATCAAGAAGAAACTGCGTAAACCCGATGAGGTTCTACAGCGATGCCTCACTGGTGGTAAGATTGTAATGCGTAAACTGCTCACTGAAGTTAATGCGAAAGAGAGTGCGCTGAACGGTCGATTGAATGAGGATACAATTCTACTGAGGGTAGCATAATGTTTAGAATGCTACTACTCATTGGATTGGGTTATATCGGACTACAAGCAATTGCATGGGCATTTATTTTACTTGCAATTGCATTATCTCCTTGACAATGCCTACAGTTTGTGATAAGATACATATACAGAATGAATGATAAAGGCAAATAAAATGATACTCGTAGACTTAAATCAAGTGATGATTTCAAACCTGATGATGCAATTAGGTAACCACACAAATGTTGAGATTGAACCTAATCTCATTCGACACATGGTCCTTAACTCACTGCGGTCATACCGTTCGAAGTACAAAGAGAAGTACGGTGAACTTGTTATCTGTTGTGACAATCGACACTACTGGCGAAAAGAAGTATTCCCCTACTACAAGGCAAGTCGTAAGAAGTCCCGTGAGGCTTCTGAGATTGATTGGACGGCAGTGTTCGAAACTCTGAATACTATCCGTGATGAGATACAAGAAAACTTCCCTTACGTTGTACTGAATATTCGTGGTGCAGAAGCCGATGACATTATCGGTACACTCGCCCGTAAGTATCATGCACATGAGAAAATTCTAGTTCTCTCTGGTGATAAAGACTTCATGCAACTACAGCGTTACCCTAACGTTGACCAATTCTCTCCTATTATGAAGCGTTGGTTGCGTACCGATAATGCTCTTGCCTTCTTAAAAGAGCATGTCATTAAGGGTGACCGAGGTGACGGTATCCCTAACTTCTTGTCGAAAGATGATGTATTTGTGACTGGTGGTCGCCAGAAACCTGTACAGAAAAAGAAACTTGATGTGTGGGTTGATAGTGAACCTGAACAGTTCTGCGATGAAAATATGTTGCGTAACTGGAAGCGTAATGAGTTGTTGATTGATTTGACGAAGACGCCTCAGAACATTGTTGATGATATTGTCAACACGTTTGAGAACTATGAGATTCCTCCTCGTAGCGGTCTTCTTAACTACTTCATTAAGAACAAAATGAGGTTGATGATGGATAATCTTCAAGATTTCTAATTTACTAAATAGTGTATAATCAATCAATTTAGAGGCACCCATGTCCGTATCGTTAGAAGACAGAATAGTAACAATAACCATTCTAGGAAAAGACTACACAGGTGAGGTTCGACAGTTCGAAGAGCGGTCGACTTGTGTAGTGTGGGTGCCTTCACTATCACAAACATTCACTGTGAATTATGCTGATGATGCAGGTCGTCCTGGCGTTTATGAAAACGATGACGGTACGACACTGACTTATCACTATAAGAGTTGGTCTAACTCTGGTGCGTCTTGGACTAAAATCAAGACACCTAAACGGACTGTAACAAACTAATCCAACAAGCAATACAGGTAGTACATACTATGAAACTTCATTCTCAGGAGCGAGAGGCTTCCGTAAATGACTTCTTCAACGATGACAATCTCATCAAAAAGTCCAAAAGTGAACGTAAGTACGAAAACAAACGAAAAAAGCGTACATTTAAAAACTTAGTCCAAAAGGGCAATTTTGAAGACGTAGAAGATTGGGAAGATTATTTGGAATAAAACCAAATTAGTCCTTGACATTACCCACTGTAGTTGCTAGAATGTAGTTGAACTTGTGGCTTTTATATAATGGAGAACGAAATGAGTGCAATGGGAAATTTAATCCTTGAAATTGATGAACAGTTATACGATGTGATGAATAAGCGCATTGATAATGCTGTGATGTTAGATATTGCAAAGGATGTTGGTGTACCCTTCAACTGGGTTGCTGACCGTTACAAAGAATTATTAGAGGACTGGTAATATGCTTGACTTTTTTGGTTGGTACGAGGCGATGTGTCTCGCACTTATTGGTGGTGCATACATTCATGGCACTATGCAATCTGCATTAACACAAAAGAAGACGCTAGAACGTGGTATTGAGATGACGCTAGATGCCTTAGAAAAACAAGGCATTATTCGCATTGACGAAAACGGCGAGATTGCAAAAGCAGACTAGCGGGTATGCAAAAATAATATCCCCTTTTATCTGATTATTCGACTTTAGTATTATATATATTGTTGGTAGGTCAAGAGGGCTGCCAAACATCATATACATACACAGGAGAAGTCAGATGACCTCAATTACAGGTACCGATTTTGGTGCGCCAATTTTCTCGGGATTAGTGAAACGTATCAAGAATGCAGTGAAACGTATTCGTGCTGATTTGAAACGTAGAGCAGATATCAAAGCAACGATTAACCAACTTCATGCACTTACAGACAGAGAACTAAATGATATGGGTCTCTCTCGTTGTGACATTTATACAGTAGCACATAGCACTACTGATATTCGCAAGGAGACAGTATAATGAGTGTTGCATTCCGTCAACCAACGTTTAGGAACCCACTACCAGCAATTCTGTCGGGTACTCGCACATTCTTGATGAGTACATTGGCAGTTATGATGGCTGTGACTGAATCCGCAGGAAGAGCAAGAGCGGCACATCAGTTGCACATCATGGGTTATACTGAAGAAGCAAAGCAGTTGATGCTTGACCGTGATTTCAAGTAAAATACTTAGACCTAATTGGTTATTTTGCTTATATACAAAATAGGTGTTTGCATATAAAATAGTAAGTATAGTAATTTTACTATATAACTATAGGAGATAAGATATGTGGACAAAACCAA